CTAATGAAGTCTTTTTTACAAAGTTGTAAGTTAACTTGTAGCTCTGTAGGTTGCAATACTCTTTCTGTCAATGTGATAGTAGAGGTTGGTGTGAAGTCACAAGATGCAGCAGATACTAATTCAGTAGTAGCTAATTTCTTGATTACTTCTTTATATGCAATATTGCCCTTTACTGTAAGACCCCCATCATCAATAGTCGATGCCGAGAGAAGTGCTGCAGCAATATACTCACCAGCGAATTGCCCCGCATACGTGGTCGTGATGTTTGTAGTTGTTGCGAGATTTACTTTTTCTAAACTCATTTTTTTATTTATTTAATTTACTAATTACTCTATCGAGGGTCGTTCTTACTTTACTTTGAGCAAAAACTTTTTGTTCTACTTGCGCAGATTCTGCTTCAGGACTGTGCTTAATTGGCTCAGCGGCTGGTGCAGATAATTCTTCCTTAATGTTTTCAGAAAGTTCTTCGTCATCGTCTGACATTTCTTCTTTAGGAGATACCATAGCTTTGATTTCTTCAATCATAGATTTCATTTCTTCAACCGCAGAAGATAATTCCTCTTTAGTTGCATAAGCCATTTCTTCTTTTTCTTCAGCTAAGTCAGAAGTGATTTCTTCACCTTCTTCATCTTCTTTGGCAGGAACTTCATCAGATACCTCTCGGACATCAGCGATGATTCCTTCTTCTTCTACAACTACCAATCGACCATCTTCAAGAAGATATTCGCCAACAGGCATTGCAACTTTTTCATCATCTGTTTTGATGAAAATTTCCTTTCCTTTCTCAAATGATTCAGCTTCTACAACTGTGCCATTTTCGAGCTTCATTTCCTCAAGTTTGACCTCGATGTTAAGAAGCGTTTTGATATTATTTATCATTTCACTTGATTTCATAATTATATAACGATGTTTAAATTAAATTTTGCATTTTCAGCGTTTTCTAATAATTGGTTCTTGTAATGTTGCCTATGCCTTGTGCTATTATATCTCCATTGCAACACTTCCTTGAGTATATGTTTTTGTCTCTACACAAACATCCTCTTGAAGCACCTTTTGGAGATGAACGACTAGGTATGTAGTTTGAATTTTTATTCATTCCCACTAATTATTTCTCTAATTTTAGATAATAATTCAGTAGCTTCTATTTCCGAAAAATTTTCATCTTTTTTATCAGATTTTTCCATTTTGTCTGCAAAATAACCCTCAATAGAAAAACCCCTAACTTTATCTGTCTTAACGTATTCGTTCCAAATTTCATCATTGTCTACTTTTACTGCACCCATCCAAGTCCCGACAGGCACGTTCATTCCATACTTTCTTGACTTGTCGTGAACGTCATCTTCGACTAACCAACTTTCAACAAGAGTAAGACCTTGTAAAGCACTTGCATGTTCTAAAGTAGAATTACCTTGATACCCATTTTTTAAATATAATTGAGAAGCTTTAGCGATTGTGTCTTTTGAAAAGTAAATGTAATATTCATCATCTTCTCCATTCTTTCGGTAGATAGGTTTGTTTGGTACAAGCAAAGCCCCCATTAGTATTTTCTTTTCCTTAGATACTTCAGCTAATTTAATTTCATCAGAATTTAATGCTACAAAATCTTCTTGTATTGCTGGACTTTCCACAATAGAGATGGCATCTATTCCCATCATCTCTTGAGCTTCATCTAATATTAGTTCAACTATTCTCATAACTATATAACGATTTTAAATTATTATTTTGCATTTATAAACTTGCACCTTGTATAATATTTCTATCTAGGCTTTGTGCAGTAGTTACATCACTAGACACTACAAATGCTTTAACAGGACTTTGTGCTTGTCCTGCGATTGCATCAGCCAACTGGTTTGTTCCTCCTTGACCTACAATATTAAAAGATGGAGGGGTAGGAATGGGTGGTCTACCACCTGAACTACCACTAACACTTGGACTTGTTGTTGCTCCAGGTATTTGTGGAGGTTTTGTATTCATTATTGATTTTACAGTTGCCAATCCTGAAGCTATGGCTGCTCCTGATGCTAAAGCTCCTAAAGCTGGTCCTACAACTGGAACACCTGATAGTGATTTATAAGAGGCAGTTGCTGATTGATAAGTATCAATAGTTGTTGCTGCTATTGCAGCAGCTTTTCCAGCAGCACTTTCTTTACCTAATATATTTGCCAAATTAGCAAATCCTGTAGAAACAATTTTTGATTTTTGTTCTTCTGTTAATTTTGACCATTCTGTTTCTTGCTTAGATGATTTAGCATTAATTGCATCAATTTTATCTGCTTGAGCTTGTTCTAAAGCTGCGGTTTCTAAACCATTCTCTTTTGCTAACTTAATTAAATTAGCATAATGTTCTTTTGTTTTTGTTATTTGTAATGCTCTTAAATCATCTTCTTTTACTGCTTCTGCATCTCTTATTTTTGTTTTTAATTCAGCTAATTTTTTTATTGATTCTTCTTCTTCTTTCCTAGCTTTTTCATCTTCTCTTTTTTTCTCATTTTCAGCTTTTTTTTCTTCAGCTTGAATTTGTTTTGTTATTGTGTTTACTTCTCGTTGAACTTGTCTAGCAGTATTTGCTCTAGATGCTTGTTGTCTATTTACTGCTGCAATCGCTTGAGCTTCTTTATCTAAATTTTCTTTATTTGAACGACTAAACGTATTTTCTAATACTTGAGCATCCCTTCTTAATTCTAAAAATTCAGTTTCTTTATCTAATAATTGGTCCTCTAATACTTGAGCATCTAATAATGCTTGTTTTCTTTCTGTTGCAGAAAATTCTTCTTCTTGCCTAGACTTTAATCTTAATAACGCAATTTCACTTTCTAATTTACTTCTGCTTACAACTAAATCTCTTTCAATTTTATCAGCTTTAGCTCTCATGTCAGCAACTTTAGCTGCTTCTTTACCTTCTCGTACTTGTTCTTTAATATAATCTTTTGTTGCTTCTGTAGCTTCTTTAATAGAATCAGTAACACTATCTACTCCTAAAACAACTTGACCAACAGAGTCAGCAGCTATTTTGCCAGCTTCAGAAAAATTTCCTTTAAAAAGAGCAGAAACTGCTTTTCCTAAGTTTGGAATTAAATTTAAAAGACCTTTAAGCCTTGTTTCAATATTATTTTTAATTAAATTAGAAAAATCTTGAATGGCTTTTTTAGGATTTTCAAATGCTGCAATAATAGCTTCACCTAAATCAGCTAGTAAATCAACTAAGTTTCCAGTAATTGCACCAATAACGCTCATTATTTTGGCAAACTTATTTTGTCCTTCTTCACTTCCTTGAAATGCTGCGGTTAGAGAAGCAACTACTAAAACTAAAGCTCCTAGTCCTGTAGCCATAATTGCACCACCCAAAGTTTTAAAACCTCCAGCTAAACTTTTTACACTAGCTAGTGCGCCTTTAAACCCTGCAATCATTCCACCAGTTGCTTTATCAGCAGCAGACTCTACTCCTGAAATATCAGCTCCTGTTTCTTTTATGTCTTTGTTTAAATCTTCTACGTTTTTTTGAGAATCAGCAGTATTTACTTTTATCTCATATTCTTTAACTACTTTTGCCATTTGATTTCCGTTTTGATTTGCTTATATGCTGATTTTATTGTTTTGGGTAAAGCGTTTTTTCCTTGTGCTATTCTGATATTCTCAGTTTCGCCATTGGCTATTTTTAAAAGGTCAAGTATGTTTTTAATCATCATACATTATTTAAAAGTTCAAGTTTACTTTTTCCATTAGTAAGGTCTGTTGTAATAGTATTAATTGTATATGATGATTGACCAATTGTTATATAGTCATTCATCTGTAGGTTGTATAATATTTTTAAGGGTAAAAAAGCATTTACTTTTGTAAGCCTTCGCCTGTTGTTAAAAACTGCTGATATATATGTTTTGTATTCTTCTTCAAAAACAGTTCCTGTAAATGAGCTTGTAGCAGTATATTCATTTACTTCTAGTCCAAAGTTTAAATTTTTAGTGCTTGTAGATGAATTTATACTTAATGAATTAGATGGCATCATGTAACTAGTAATAATTTCTCCTGTAGTCAGACCACTTCTTATTCCAAAAGAAGTTAAGCTACCAGTTCTGCTTACACCATAAAATATTAATGGCTCACCAAAATAAGGTTGTTGATTGCTATCTACAAAAAACCCATATTGTATTGTTGTAGAATTTAAAACAACAGGACTTTGTCCTAAATCAGATAGTCTTTCAAACATCATATGCTCAAATGGAACTTGAACATTATATGTATTATTAGGCGCATCATAAGTTGCATCGTTTAGCTTATACCTAAGTTCTCCCCAACCTAAATTGTTTAGTTCTTTGAATTGATTTGCAAGAAATGTTTTTGTACCCCTAAATGAAAAGTTAATTTCTTTAAATGGCAGGGCTGCATCTACGGAACTATTATCTATGCTTAAATATTTGTCAATATTATAATTACCTCCACTAATGTTGTTTGTTCTATCAGCATAGTAATCATCTAATGTTTTTACTACTATTGTATTTGTGGCATCTACAAAAGCAGTAAGATTAAATTGTTTAAATAATCCTGTAAGAAAATCAATAATCTTCATTTCAGGTATTTGGTCTGTTATTATAAATTCTGTATCAGGACTTCCTGCATTTACCGTTGTGTTATTTTTTAAGACATTATTAAATGTTGTATCTACATCTCCCAATGGAGAGCCTGTAAAAGTCCAAACAATGTTATTAGCAACAAATTCCTTTGGGTTTGTTGTTGAGTGTAATTGTACAGTATATGTTCCTGAACCTAATATGCCTAAATCTGAAGCATTAAAAGTTACTGAAGAACCTGAATTATCTAAAGACTGAAAAAACAATGCGCCATCTCTTAATATTCTTACATCATAGTTTCCTGTTGTTGACAAAGGTGTAAGGGTTAAAGAATTGGTATTAAACTCTCCAAATTGAATTAAAGACGTATCTACTATAATACCACCATTTATTGTTTCAATAAAACTTCCATTTGTTGAAGTAGTTTTTGTGAATGAAGGCACTTGTACATAATTGGTTTCTACTTGACCAGCAGGCAAGACAGTTCCGCTTTTTCTGTGAAGCCACATATACAAATTGTAAAATGTAGAATTGCTTGTGCTGAAAAAATCAGTAGAAAAATTTAGCGCAGGGTAGTCTGTTTCTATTGCTTGAATTATCTCGTAAAGCCTAATTGCATATTTTAAGTCTGACCATAAAACACCACCACCTACATTTGCAGGACTTCTAAATAAATTACCTTCAACATTATAGCTTGATACTGAATTATAAAAAAGTCTTTGTGTATGAGTAATTAGAG